ATAGCCCATAAACTTTGTCTTTTGAGCGCCGTACTTATTGTACTTGCGATAACCTTTAAACATGTTAGAATATGCCCATTCTTGTTATTTAGTGGGAGTAAATCTAATGAAAGAATTTAAATCCGTTGCTGTCGATATTAGCACTTACAACAAACTTGTAAAGATCAGTACCAACGAACACAGAAAAATTGGTCAACAAATCGCCAAGCTCGTTGCAGATCATTACAAAGAAAATTATACTGATGATGTGAAAGCAGGAATTGGTTCAGCCGCATGAAATTAGCATTGTCCAAACAGGGCAAACATAAAGGCCCCATACAGCAGGCCATTGATGACGATAAGTGTCCCAAGTGTAAATGCTTTGTTGACTACACTATGGATGCACCAAAATGCGAGTCATGTGGCTTGGTAATAATGGGCGCTACAAAGTCTCAAGGTAGGCTATAGTATCTTTCCATGTGCGCTCAGTCGTATCATCGTCAAAGCGTTTCGGGTGAATGCGCTTTGACACCTGCCTACATAATTTTTGTATAGGAAAAAACCAAACCTGTTCTGTGTCGATAGTAACACAGGCTATTATATCGCATTCACTTACGGTGAATGGCTCTTTCTTGCCACCCTTTGATACCATAAACTGATAGCCAAAATCTCGCTTGTGAAGCTTTAGCTGACTGGCCTTTACTTGTATGCGGTATATTCTTCCATCAAATTCTGCGAGTATATCTGTTGCGCCCATGTTAACAACACGACATGACACACCTAACTTCAACAGACGGAGCGCACATATGTACTCTCCAATAGTGCCGTTATCAACAGCCGAGAAGCTGTTCCTGATCGCACCTCTCCCCTTGGCAACAATCGTAAATTACTTGATCGCACTCTAAACACTGCTCGTGACCATGTACAACAATTGTTCGTAATTTATTCCCGCAGCGCGGACAATGAACGGAATAACTATTTCTCTTCTGATCTTTCATTTGCTTTTTTCCCACAGCTAATTATTTCGTTAATGGTTCGACCACATCCGATACATCTTATTCGCTCTTTGTCTAGGATACATACCCCGACACATGGGCTTTTAGCCATCAGCAAGCGCTCTGAAACGCGCCGTAAGCCTTTTAGCTCTGTTGGGTACTTGATCAAACCAGCGGCTGTCTTCGGCCTCCGTAGCAACATCTAGCCACGCTTTAGGATCGTCCATGGCCTTTTCTACATTTGCCCACATGCGTTTGAACTTGCTTAGTCTGGGGTAGCCCAGATTGAACGCCATGTTGCACAAGCACAGAGCGGCGTCTGGATACTTCTTGTCTAGCTCATCAAAGTCAACATTGACGTTGCTGCATAAGCGGCGGCAGTCTTCGATTGTCACTGCTATGTCCAGCTTGAAGCGCTGACGCACACGTTCTTCTGATACGGGCGTTCCTACTGGCTGACCGTACTCTGGGTCATGCTCTTTTACCAACGCTCCCACACCAAACGTGGGCAGACCTAGATGATCCAAATATATCTCGTACTTGCATCCTTCATCGTCTGCAAGCTCTTCGCGTAATTGATCTATGTTCATGGTTGTCCTAACAGTCCTGCTGTTGGTCCTTGTATGCCAAGAGCTTGCGCTACCGCAGGGTTAGCTGCGGCTTGCTGCCTGATGCTTGGCTGTTGACCAGTGGGTTGTGTTGTTTGCGCTAATGGAGATGTAACGTTTACCTGACCAATGCCTGATGACGACACTGGCGGCTGCATGCGTGACTGAATATCGGACAATTGTTCGGATACTCCGCTGCTTTCCATTAACGCAGATACTTGTCTTTTTGTTTCGTTGTAAGCTTCTTGACCTAACTGCCCCGGAGCTTGCGTCATAAGCTGAGATATGATGTTGCCTAACAGTTCGGCTTTTTTGTTTGGAGTAAGAGAGCCGGATAAAGCGTTGTACTGGTTCAGCACCTGCTTGTAATACGGCGCTGATGTCAGGAACCTAGTAAACAAACCGTACTTAGCAATCTTGCCGAGGTTGTTTAAGGGACTTGCTGCAATGTTGGCAGCAACAAGATCACCGCCTTGTGCTGTTTTTGCGTTGATTGACAGAACACGGCCAAACTTTTCCATGTCCCTACCCATTTCGTCACCGAAAATAGCGCGGAACTTGCCACCCTTTGCAGCGTCATTGAAGTTTTTAGCAAAGTCTTTAATTGCCTTGCCATCAACAAATGTGTCTCCACCGAAGTCACGCAGAATATTGTTCATGTAAAATGAACGTATCTTATCTAGTGCCTCTGTGTTGCCTTCAGCTTTAAAACTGTTGATTACTGTGTTGATTCTGTTTGCGTCAACATTAGGGGCCGCAACATATTCAGCAGCTTTTTCTGGAGACATTCTTCTTGTGCCAGTCTCTGCTAAATCACGCAACGCTCTGGTTGTCGTAAAGCTGTTCAAGTTGTTTTGAGCATTAAGAACATTACGAAGAAGACCCGCTACGTTAGCTCCTTCTGTTCCGCCCTCTTTAACAGCCTGCAAAATAGCTTCTTCTGTCATATTAGATGAAGATGATTTTTCTATTTGCCGAGCTAAAGCGCGAACCTGACCAGCCTGATCACCAAACAATGTGTCGGCTGTCTTACCGAGGTCTTTAATTGATTTGGCAAAGTTCTTACCAGAAAACGCCGCAGCATCAATTCCATCAGGTATTGTCTTTTCTAATGCGTTCTCCAGCCAACGAGTTGCGACTAAACCGCGCAATTGTTCGGCTTGTTCAGCTCCTGAAAACTTTTTAACAACATTTAGTGACCTAACTAATGATTGCGGCTTTCCGTTTCTTACCAATGTCGTAAGAAAGTCAAGCTTTGCCGGAATTGTCCCAGATCTGGCAGCCTCTGCTAAATCCTTAATGCCTATGGCATCTTGCAAATCATCTATAGCTGTTTGCCCTCTTTGGAAGAACCCACGAGCCTCTTTCAAGCTAGACGCCGCCTCTGTAATAGCGCGTGTGCCTTCTTCACCCAAACCACCTTTAACAGCTAAAGCGTCAAGTGTTTTGGGATCAAGCATTTCATCTATTTGTGCAATAACTCTTTTTAGCTCTGTTCTACCTGTATTAGAACCTGTCGCCATCTTGCCGTCATTAAGAGTTTTGCGTAGGTTGTACAACTGTAAGAAGCCAGTTTTTGCAGGGGCGCGATTCATTGCTCCCAGACCCTTTAACCCGCTAATTATTGCATCTATGTCAGCCGATACACTTTCACGCTTCGCCTCTGATGTTCCTCTGCCAGCAGCAATTGAAGCGCCATATTCTCGCTCCAACCTCTGGCCCAATTCTTTTAATGGTTGTGTGTCAATAAATTGCTTTGTGCCGATAGATTTGCCTACCAAATTTTCTATCTTCACAAATTTGTCAGCCGCCATGCTGTCAAATGCTTTACTTGCATCTGCCAGTATTTTAAACGCTGTCTCATCAACATCAGCGCCCTTCAGTGCAGCACTCATAAACTGATCTGTTGCGCCTGACAAGGTTTGCACAACAGCCCTACGAGCGGCCTCTTCTTCGGCAACTAAGCGCCTGTTAGTTCTAAACGCTGCATCAAGAGTGGCTTCCCCCACCTCTTCTGCTGTGGCGGCTTCTACGGCATTTGCTCTTTGGCGGAAGTTATTTAGAATCTTTTGCATGTTGTCGTAGTTATTCTTCAGTCTGTCAGAAGAACCGATAACACGTTCCATGATCTTAGATTGACGCGCAATAAGGTTTGGCGCACCTATGGCGGCAAGCTCTGGTGTAATTGGCACATCAATCAACTGACCAGTTGCCGGGTCAGTTATTTGGTAAGTCAAAGCCTCGCCTGCGGCTTCAAGCTCTTCTTTTGGTAATTCTTTTACACTCAAACCTTTGCGGCCCGCACGGAACAGTGCGCCCGCTAAACCAAACGTAAGTTCGCCAGCTAATGTAATACCGCCTTCTATGGCTATATCTTTAGCTATCTCTGATCCTGTTTGTTTGGATACACCAAATAAAGCTTCGCCAGCCTCTTCAGCCCCCGCGCCGCCCATAGCTCCAAGAACAGAGCCACCAATAATACCAGCAGGCCCAAGCGGTATTCCAGCTATGGCACCTCCAATACCGCCTACAAGCTCTGGAGCTATGCCTGCAAGGTCAGCAAAGTCGTAACGAGAAAAACCTTCTTCGTCTACAAGTGTGTCTTTAGTTAGATTAAGACCAAGTTTTTCACCGCCAGACTGTGTGATTGCAAGCCTGCCACGTTTGTCACGAACAAAATCACCCTCTCCAAAACCATACCTTTCTTTTAGTATAGCCTCTTCTTCTTCGTTTGTTTCAGCAACAGATAGCGCAGAACGAAGTGTTGCGTTTTGAATGCCTGATTTAGTGTCGAACAATTGTTCTATTTCTGGATCAGATTCGCCGCGTCTAATTCTTTTCACGCGAGATCTTTGGCTTTTTTGTTGTTGTAAAATATTTTTTATTTTTATTGATTCACTTACAGTGGGCTGATCTCCAGCAATAGTAAATGTTAAATCTCCAGATGGAGTATTAACAACTAATTCACCCATTTTTAGCTCCTTACATCAAATGATGTAGTACCCAATATATCAACGGGCGTTAATATATCAGATACAATTTTTTGAGTTTTTTCATAGGACGAATCATCGGAGAACTCTGTTCTGTCACCAAGTCTAATAATCTCATTTTCCAAAAGCCCAACATTTTTGCTAAATAGGCTTCTCACTTGATCAAGTCTTGCTAAGTTTTTGTCTAAAGAATCTGTTAAGCTAACTTCTCCAGCAACGGTTCTAATGTCTTTTTTATCTCCATCAGACACACCGTTGCCAGTCTCTTGTGAAATAAATCTTTTATTTGCCTGCACAAAAGCGTCAATTAACACTTCCGCTTCAGACTCAGGAGTAAGCCCTCTTTTATTAAATACGTCTGCATAAGGACCGCCCACAAGCTTTGAATACTTATTCACTCTGTCAAATATTATTTTACCTACTTGTCCACCAAAAGCTTTATCACCTTCATTGGCTAAAGTAGTTAAAATATTTTCTAAGTCATCTACCATTGCAAGTTTCACTTGCACATCTTTGTAGGTTTCAGCGACTTGCATTCCAGTCGTGCCGGGATCTGCATAAACTGGCTTTTTGCCATCAAATCCTCTTTGAACTTCTAAAGCGGTAATGTTAGGCAACAGCTGATATGTCTCTATGTTGTCATATTTGTCCTCTTTCTCAGCATCCACTCGT